GCCTCTTTCATCCCACCCATGTATAAACCCGAACGATCCTTAAATCTTTGGTGCAAATATTCGCAATGAAATCGACGATCGCTTAAAACTAACACTTGCCGGGTACCCCGAGTCGCGTCTCGAATCGTAGACATTATGAGCGCGTTTCTATCAGGCATTTCAGTGAGTTCTGTGATCATAGTCGCTAAAGAAAGTTTACCGTATCGAGTGCACGGTGGTGGATCTCTGAATCGGTCACATGTAAAGTCTAGGGGAAACATATCGACTTGGTGTTGATTTTCTCGTTCAACCGCAAAAAAGGTGGGACCCATGAACCAATGTAAAACTTTTGTGAGACCATCCTTTCTATTCGGTGTGGCCGAAAGTCCGTATACGTGTTTGGGGCACAATTTAAATAAAGATTGCGAAAAAACTTTGGCACATATATGATGGGCCTCATCGACGATGAGAGTACCTATACTATCAAAATCTTCGAATGAATATTCTTTTAGAGAAAGAGATTGAAGCATCGCGATCACAAAATCGCAGTGTACTTCTTTCTTGTTTTGTTGGACTATACCTATAGTCGCCCCGGGACAAAATTGTTGTATACGTTCTTTCCACTGATTCGCTAAAAATTCCTTATGAACCACAATCATGGTTCGTAACCCCAGTTTACATGCTATGGCCAAGGATACGGTCGTTTTCCCGAAGCCGCAAGGCAATGAAAGAATCCCGTGGCCAGCTTCGATAGCTTTTCTGAGCGCTTCATTTTGGAAAGTTTTATCTCGCAGTTTTCCTTTAAAGGAAACATTTATCTTACACGGTTGTGGTCTTGTATCTTTAGTTGCTTTTCCAAAATTTTCTTCTCCATAAAATCTCGGTACACATAATCCAGATTTTGCTTTTCTAAACACCTTAAACGGTGGGGGTGCTACACCAAAATCTGCATTAACTATTGGGCGTACCGTTAATGCACTTTTTATTTCTTTAGTCTCACCGATTATGTAACCAGATCTGGTGAGACTCATCTATCAATTAGTTGTCTATAAGCTTTATATACTTCAACTTCCACGTGTACCCACTATAATCACCGGTATTCCACACACCCATGTAATCAACGTCGATATCTACGAAGTCGTCCTGTTTCAGAGATTGTACAGGCGCACCTTCAAATTTACAACTCACGCGATTGTATCTGAATGGAACTTTAACCGTGAGAATGTTTCCGTACAGGGGATTATCTACGTTTTTACCTTTAACAAAATACTCAGAAAATGACTGTTTGCGCCTGACGATCTTATAGAAGTCATCATCTATGATAACTCGAATATACTTTTTATCGTTATGATCATACATGGATTGATGAACTTTACAACGTGTTTTCATATGTACTATCAGTACGCAAACCTATAAATAAAATTATTTAGGTTTCCACTTCATGAACATGGGTAAAAGGAAAAGTCCTCCTAATAATATCACGAAATCAATCATGAGAACTTTGTTACGTATTTCCGGACACCAATTTTTGAAATCGTTAATTTGCTTCGAATCTTGGGGTTTGGCCCAATGATAAAACATGGCTAAATATGTTGGACCCATGTTTCGCCTACAGTCGTACCAATGATCATAGTACGCTAAAAGTATATAAGGGAAATACAACAGGGCTAAGAGTATCCATTTATTTTTCTTAGGTAAGAACCAATACCCACCGGCTAAACCAACCGTGAACCATATACATTTCCAGTTTACAGATGGTTTTGCGTCGTAACACGGTTTATCTTTTTTGTCAATCTCCATCTTAAAACTTATAAAGAAAATAATTTTTTTTAAAAAAATGTAAAAGATATTTTTTAAAAAAATTTAAAGGATAAAAATTATTTATATTAAATAGGAATGGCAACATGCTTAGGAATAAATGTGCCCGGTCCAACTTCCAGGAAGGCGAAAACATGGAAGTTTGCTGGTAAATTTCTATGGAAAAATGCTACTGTACAAAATAAATCAGAGCTTGGTAGATGGGTGAAGCAAGAACTTCTCGATCTTGGACCAACATTTGTAAAATTAGGACAAATCGCTTCGACGAGAGCGGATCTGTATCCACCAGAGTTTACAAAAGAACTGGAATCGCTGCAAGATGATGTCCCTCCCGTGGAAATTGATGTAGATGTAAAATATGATATTTTTAAAGAATTTGACCCTGTACCATTCAAATCTGCGAGTATAGGTCAGGTCCACATGGCTGTACTGCAAAACGGTCAAAAAGTTGTTGTAAAAGTAAAACGCCCAGGAATTTTGAATATCATGAGGGAGGATACAAATACTATACGGGGTATAGTACATTTTTTAGAGCGTATTGGTATCGATACGGGAAACAGTTCTGGTCTAGTTCTCGACGAATCTATAGAGTATCTCTTGGGAGAGGCAGATTATAAACAGGAGATTGACAATGCTATAAAATTTCGGAAAAGTATGAAAGATGTCGACTGGGTGAAAGTTCCGAGGATGTATACAAAGTATTCAAACGATGAAATGATTGTCATGGAATATGTACCATCAGTTAAACTGACTGAGATTACAGATAAGAGGGTGAATAAGAAGAAGATATGCGAAGCCCTCATAAACGCGTACGTGATTCAAACCATGGACAATGGTCTATTTCACGCCGACCCGCACCCGGGTAACTTGGGGTTTTCCTCAAAAGGGAAGCTTGTATTTTATGATTTCGGATTACTCGTACCATTGTCAGACGAATTAAGAGACGGATTTACAAAACTTTTTGGGTTTATAATCACGCGTGATACCGCTGGTATAGTCGATACACTCGTTAAATTAGGTGTGATTGTCCCGACTTCTTCAGATGTTTCGGACATTGAATTATTTTTTGAGACCATCCTAGGATACTTAGAGACTCTAGACGGTTCTGGGATCGTGAACGATGATCTCGCTGCACAACTCGCGATTGAAAAACCATTCGTGGTACCGAGTAGTTTCGTGTACCTCGCAAAAGCCTTTTCGACTATAGAGGGTATATGTTTGAAACTAGATCCAGACTTTAACTATTTCACATATTTAGAGCCCCTGATCCAACAACAAATAATAGAATCTGTGGATGTTGGTGATATATTCATGAAAACGACGGAGATTCCTGGGACGATAGGTAAAATAAACACTGCTGTATCCGGGCTTCAAAAATCAAGGGGGTCTATGAAACGTACTATGATCAAAACGAGACAGGAAATTAAGATCGTCCAATACAGCGTGGTGTGCGCTCTATTGGCTGAGAAATTTGGGGACAATCCACCTTTGGCGATGTTTTTTGTTTTCTGCACTTTATGGTTTACTTTTCGTAAAAATCAATAGATTTTTTACCATTCTTCTTGGGCTTATCAGCCTTTTTAATGAGCTTGTTATGTTCCTCGAGGTATCCCTTCATACGATTCTGTTCATCGCGGAAAATATCAGAGACCTTCTCTTTGATCTTGTCCACGTCGGTATTACGTTCCTTTTGGATCTTCTTACTAAGCCTCTTGAATCCCTTATTTTTCTTGTCAGCGGCGAATACGGTCATTGTATTTGTGATGGCGAGCATTTACTTTGTATCGATATTTAAATTTAAACGTTTTAACTTCGCCTCAAATTCCCTGCGCTCCCCGGGTGATTTAATGATCTCTCCGTGGTTGAGAGCCCTGATTTCTGGACCAGTTAATTGAATTGCATCTACTCTGAAATCCATGAACGCTTTCATAGTTATGGGAACGAGTGGTTCTACGAGATCATACATAGCTTTACCATATTCTTGTATTTCCTTCTGGGCATGGGAATCCATCCGTAGATGAAGATAATGCATGAGGTTATGAAGGTTGATCTTCCAATAGAACTCTGTGTATGTCGATTGAGGAAGATTTCCCCTGGCCTGCTCCCGACAGCATCCATCTTCCAGAAGTTTCTCGTAAATGTCGAACGAATTTTCCAGATGCGAATGCATATCATTTTGATCAATGTTCACTACACCTTCCGATCCCTGATGGTTTATTTCTGATTGACCCCTGAGTTCGGAAGGTTCGTAATATTCTTTCGGAACAATTGAATACCTGGCGGACATCTCATTCACACTCGCGGTACGATGGCGAAGATGTTGGCGTGCGATATAAATGGGCATCTTAATGTGAAACTTAAACTCTACCATCTCGAAAGGTGTCGTGTGCCAGTGCCGCATCAGGTATCTAATGAGTCCAGTATCTCCGCGAGAAGTCTTCGTTCCATCCCCATAAGAGACTCGAGCTGCCTGAACAATTGAGTTGTCGAGGTTTTCTCTGGGCATTGTATCGACGAGTCGTACGAATCCATGATCGAGTACGTTTACTTGCATTTTGAATTATCAACGGTCCATTTCTTTAATCAGATCATCGATAGATCGATAATACCGTTTGAGATCTTTCATGAATCTTTTATTATTCTCTAAACATTCACACTCGGGACTATTTTTATATATATACGCGAGGTTACATTTGGAATATTTAGTGCGCTTTTGATTTTCGTTAGGTTTTCTGGGAACAAGTTTCTTCACAATCTTTTCCTTTTTCTTGGGCTCTACCCGCTTCGTGAAACTTATAGCTTGCATGACAGTATCAGCTAAATCGTCCTTCTTCTTAGACTTCATGAAGGTTTCTATCCAATGTTTATTCGTATCATCCCCACGTAAAAATGCTTCACATCTTTCTATGGATACCTTTTTACGTTTCGTATACTGCGCCTTTCCCGGGCCTACTACATCCGGAATTTTAAACTTCGCGTCGTATATGATCGTCTCAGATTTGGGAGCTTTTATGACAAAATACGCGTGTAAAAAGTGTTCGACCATTTTCATTTTTTTATTACGATCGGGTTGCTTC